ATATCTATTGTAATTATATTTAATACCCCACTCTACTTGCTTATACCCATCAACAGTAGCCAAGTACTTAGACCTACCTTGTGGTATGCCATAGTGACTACCATTCTTAGCCTTAGGGTTCCACCTACTCTCACGATGATATAACTCATCTAAGCAATAGAACTCAGTAAATGAATGATTAAGCTGTATAAATGCATATTGCTTGTAATGTGTTGGTTTATTAACAGCAACGGAATTAGTCTTTACAAAGCAAAGATTAACTATGAATAGAGCGATCCCAACTAGCCAGCACCTTGCGAGCTTTCCCTGTCGGGCTCGCCTTGTGGCTTTGTGAGCCACTGCTTCACTAGAGCCTAGCATACGATGTCAAATCGAGCGTTAAATTTCATATAGAAGTCCATCCAATATAAGTAGCATCTGGGTTATTAGCCAACCATTCTTGGCGCAATTTGTTTTGTTTCGCCCAATCCTCAGCTGTGGCAATAGGCATTACATTTGTATCCCATCTTCTATCTTCAAATATCCCACCTGTTTAATACGCTGTGATTTGTCAGCAAATTCCGTACTGGTAGGCATAGGCCGATCTTTCCATACTGGCTTATCAAGTTTTGTCAAGTTAAACGCCCATAAACCTAATGGTGTGGCGTTGATATACCAGGCTGTGTAATTCTTACGCATAGCAGTAACAGTCAATGATTCATACTTAGATTTTTCTATAAGCAGCTCTGTGTAATGGTTACGCCTAGCCTTTAACTCAATATACATACGGCTTTGCTGTGATATGCAATCCCACGTATCAAACTCCTGAGATCTTTCTAAATCAGGCACATAACGCCTTTTTATGTAATTAAACATTTGATCTTCTACAATCACTGTTTGCCAGCCCAGCCGCCACCTTTAAATATCAAACCAGGTGCGCTGTAGATTCTTGCCATTTGTAGATTACATTTAGGGCAACTCATAGGCGCACTATCATCATCGTATGATCGATGCACAGATCCATAGGTGCCGCACTCTGCACAGCTGTATTCGTATGTAGGCATTACTTTGCTCCAATCAGTTGACAAGTGTGGCAGACCACGGCTTCAAACTTCCAACCACCACACTTATCACATCTGCATATATCCGAGTCTGGTATATGCAAAGCCTCTACTACATTTTTAACGCCAACGCAACCACAATCCATACACTGATAAGCCTTAAATCCCTCTGGCGTATCGATTTCATTAAGCCATAAGAATTCGGTATCACGCTTGCAACCGTTACATCGAAATTGTGGGTGCATTATGATAAACTTTTTATTGCCTACAGTGACACTGAGTGCAAACCAAGAAATTACCAGAATGTATTAGCCTGTCATCATTACAAGCTACACAAACATCGGTAGACGGCACATACTTTACCTGGTCGTTCTCTATGCGCTCCAGGTAAGGTTCGCCTCGTAGAATTTCAACGTATCCCATTATTCGCCCCCCTTTCCGCTTTCCGTATCATCTGGCCAAAACCAAGTGCCAGCAGCTGTAAGTCTTGCCCACTTAGCATCGCACTGCTCTGCTTTCGGTGCTGTGCAGACATAACCTGCGTAAGGTTTACCAGTCTTAGCTGTGCCTTCTTTTTTTACCATATCACCGTGCCTGCAAGTAAAACTAACATCGACCACTTCAGTAATTTGAGTAATGCTTTCCCCAACAGACCAAGCAACAGGTTTAGGCTCGTTGCTATTATCTTTAGATTGTGCATCAACAATATGTAACGCATACTCCATCGCAGCTGATTTAGATCCTGGTCTGCCATATTTAGGTCTAAATGGTTCGGTTTGTTTTTCACTTACCCTAACCATTTCTTCTCTACTTGGTCCATTTTTTTCAGTACCGATATTAGCCGCTTTAAAAGCAACGCCTCTAGCCGAAGTCTCGCAATTTTCCAGCGCAAAATCTCTATTGACACCCCTATCGGAAATGACCTCTTTGGCGTGACCTGTTGCGAATGGTTTTTCATCAACTGAGTCCCTAAATAATTCACATACAACAATGACTCTAGTGTCTGACTCCGAGATAATCTTTGTTCGTACTGCTCCATTTGGATACCTTTCCCAAAATATATTTGATCTTTCTTGAACTGTGGTGTAATCGTCTAAATTAAACGCCATCTGCCCACACTCCATTTTCATCCTGCATCGCTTCGGTTATTGTTTTTGCAATAGCGATGTACCCAAGTGCATCTGTGTAATTGTCAGTGACTCGTGCATCTTCTGCCATTCTGCTGATTTTGACCAAACACATAAGTACTGCAACTTCATTTGCTTGTATTGGATAACCAAGGTAAGCCGACCACAGCTCTGCGATCCTTTTATGGTTTCCGATTGGGTGGCCGTAATTAACACCTCTTTGGTGCAAGACCTCAATAACGGATGCAAACAGTTGCTCAGTTTTTGTCATAGTCAAATACCTCATCGGTTTTAACCTTGTTTTGAATCATACGTCTGTGCATATCGAAGCCATCCTTACGGCCTCTCCAATAGTAAGACTGCTTCATATCATCAATCCGCATAAGTAGTAGCCAAGAAGCCATACTCAGCCCTATAAATAAATACACAGCTAGTTCTAATGTCATTTTGTAGCCCAATCTATGACCACATACTTTGTGGCACAGGCATAGTGTTGCACCTGTGTACGACTTTGTGGATAGTTTAGGGCTGTTTTATTATAACGATTAGATAACGTTAATATCTTCGAGGTCATCGATATGGTCGTCGATAGTGCGCTCGGCGTACTCTGTATTAAGCCCCATAGTGTTTGCCTAATGCTGTAAATGAGCCATCCTTGTTTATTGGCACCAGGGTTGGTGTCAGAGTCTTACCTATGGCTTCTAGTATAGCAATACCCATCTGCCAATTAGCGCTTCCATAGCGTAAATAAGAGGCTTTTTTGCGATCCATAAGATTACCTACCTCAACCCCATATAAGGCCCTGTAATGGCTTCCTACGCCCTCTGCATAGGCACTCATACCTAGTCTGTGGGTGTGGCCACACAATACGGATTTACCCCATTTTTTAGCCAGGTTAAGAGCTGTAATACCAGCGTGCTGAGACATATTGCCTTCATCGCCGTGGGCCAACATCCAGCCTGGGTGAAACTCATAAGCGGTTTTGTGGTACTCCATACCCATATCCTTGAAACCCATAAAGGCTGGGTACTGTAGTTCGGGTAGGCTGATTAAGCCAGGGACTTTTAGTAAAGTGTTATAAAGGCGATCAGTATGATTACTACGGATAATATGACACTCTCGGCTGTACTCACTGAGATCCCACAGTATCGACTTAGTAAGTTCCCGATCATCGTGAATGGTTTGCCGATAAGCCAAAGGTGTGCCCTCAGCCCACTTGCTAATTGTATTAAAATCAATTTCATCCCCGACCACCAGTACTGAATCAAACTTCTCCCGTCTTGCTAACTTGATAACATTCTTTACAGCTGCTTCGTGGTAAAATGGCACCTGTAAATCACTGATAACTAAGTAGCGCTTAATCTTCTTCCTCATTAGGAGTGGGAATAACTGGGATAATACCCTTATCGCCTACTACCCAGTCTGGCATTGATTCTGGACTATCCATAAGGTAGAGCGCTACGGATTCGCTAAAACCAGCCTTGCGTGCAGCTTTATACATTTCGTGCTTGGCAATATAAAACACCTCTAGTTTAGATAATGGGTCAGGTGTTCTACGCACCCTGCGCCTATTTATTTTTTTGCGTTTACGTGTGGTTGCCATATTAAAATTATGACTTATTTATTAAAACAAATAGATCATCGACACGCTTCTCCAGCCTTAAACTTCGCTGGTCAATCCTGTCAACGGCATCTTTTATTGAGCTGCCAGAATTCGGGCGCAACTCATTAAGCCAGCCTTTAACTAAGAAACGTAATCCTATTAGCCCGCCTGATAGCACGGCCATAACGCCAGCGCCAAAGCCAGCCCATTCTGTAGGACTCATTTTTCATTAGCACCGATGCCATAGGCAATATCGGATTTATCTAAAGCCCTAGCTGCTGGCCCTGC